TCTCAAAGATATAGTGGCGGCATACCCTGTATGTGATGTTCTTTTGGTGGTGCGTTTCCCTACTGCTCTTCCTCGTCAGCACTGAGTTGTTAAAGGGTCAATATCAGAAACTGGTCTGGATGTCTTGCGTCTTCAAATTATCTAGTCGGGCTGAGTTTGAGCTTAATTAAAGTGCATACTGCTAAAGCAAGGCTACAGTGCATAAATATTTGAAGCAGAACACTAATGCAACTAAATGATGTCAAGCAATGAAGATATTAAAAGCAAGTCATTCCTTCTTTTTCCCAAATATACCAGTCAAGAAGGCTTTCTCCTCTGCAGAAAGTCCCATGTCTGCACCATCAGTCAGCGGTTTGTAAAACCTCTTTCTAAATCCCACAACAGATCTTCCTCTTTTACAGAGTCTCATCAGAGATATGATCTGTGGTGAAAAGAAGATCAGGCCAACTATCAAAAGTATAGGCAAAACTGACAGGAGAATCCCTCTGAAAATGGAGCCGAAGTGGGTGGATAGAAAGTTACCTATTCCTTTAAACAAAATGCCTGCGCTGCTAGACCAGCATGAGATAGTACTGTCGCCGCAGGTTTGATTGCTTTTAGAGAACAAAACACTTCTATGTTCTAATAGTACTGGTTTCGGGTCCTCAAAAGTTAGCTGCAGACATGACTGTAAGTCTTTTTTATCGCACTCAGGACAGTGCTTTGATTCCAGAACCTCAATGCAAAAGTTCACGTCTTTAAGAATGGAAAATACCCTAATATTAAACATCTTCTCTTCAGAAGAGGTCACCAGAAAGCTGGTATCAGGAACTGTCACCCCTGGGGTCACAGATTTAAGGTGTAAATGAAACTCGTCAGGCTCAGTTAAAGACAGTGATATCTGACACTCTGCACCTAGGTTACATCCGAAACATCCCGTACAGGCCCTAAGGTTGACTTTGAGACCAGTGATAACAACCTTTTTTGAATTCAGCTCTAAATTATTCACAGTCACATAGACATTGATGTTTCCTCCACTCTGAATTGGCCTCCCCTTTAGGTCCATAACGAGGGACTTGCCAGATCCGTAAACTCTTGATGAGTGGAAGAAGTGCGAGACAGAATAATTTCTCTCCAAGTTGTTCCTGTTGCTAAAAGCTTCTGAATTTCTGACAACAATGTTTTCGGCTGTGCAGGTTGTCCAGTCTCCTGGGTTGCAATAATAACCCAGATTAACTCCTTCCCAACTCATCCACAACTTATTGTACACATCCAGTTTTTTAAAGTAGTTCATGCTGGTGATGTCATCGAAGACCAGTGCGTCTGGATTTATAATCTGATAATCACCAGCTGTACCATGTGTGCAACTCTGCAGCTTGCAGTACTGCTCAGCCCCTCCAATGCCATGGTTATGTAGCAAGTCAACATGTTCATGGTCAACATCTCTTTTGTGGTAAACTGCGATCCTTTGTGGCAAGATTTTTTGTTCCCCAAAAGGGTCAGAGAAAGCAACTGTGACGGGGCCTAGCTGTATTTCTATGCCTGCTTCCACCACATCACAGACTCTGTTTTCGTGGTCGAATTCTAGACAGGCTACGACAGGTGTTCTTAGATGTTCAATCTGCCAGATGGAAACAAGCCAATTCTTATAGAGATCAACAACCTTGGCAGAGCAGCACGAGCAACCTGTCCCTATCCCCCAACACCATGTAGGGTTACAACGCCAATTCCTTGTATTTAGCCATTGCTTTGTGTGGCAACTGGGATCATTGCAACCACAGTCCTTTGGACAAGGACCAGTGCAACTCCCCTCTGACCATGTTGTGACTTTCCTGTCACCAGTCAAGTACTCAAATCTGCTGGAGTATATTTGTGTGTAGTCCAATATTGACAGGGTTAAAATCTTCTTCTCATTGGCATCAGGGCTGGTCATCTCCCAACTTGTACTTGTTTTTGGATTCAGCTTAAGGATTGCTGTTGACTTCCCGCTTAGAATTACTCGCTTCCCTACCACCCTGCTGCTCTCCCAAGAAAGTGATATGTGCTTCACACTCCCAGCTGGACTAAACGTTTCTGGTATATGCAGAGTCCCCCATGGGGCTTCAACATCTAAGGACCGCATCACTTTCTTACCTTGCCTATCTTTTGATGTGGCTTTCTCAGTGTCATCTTTTGCTGGAACTGATAAGATGTGCCTGGAGGTGTGCAAAGGTTCTTCCTTGTCACAGGTGCACACGTCTTGATTGTACCAGCATCCCTTACCGCACTTCTCGACTTCTTCAATCCCTTCTTCCCATAAACCCTCAGTTTGGTCATTAGTTTCTAGACTTCTGACAGGTTTTATTAAGAAAACAAACAGCAGTAGCAGAACAACCAACCAGATCAGCCTGATGGGCCTCCCTTGAAGGGCATTTAAGAAGCAACCAAGCCTGAGTGCATACCTAGGTGTTCTTCTAATGGTAAGAACATTCAAGTCATGCTCTAGCACTGTTTCTCTCTGGAGGCAATTGATGACATGTTTCTGAACATCATTACCACTTCCCTTGACACCACAATACGGGCACTTGCCTTTCTTGCATGCTTGATGACGCTGCCACTCTTCTGTTGAAAGCACGCTTTCCCCACAGTCTGTACAGACCCCTTTGCCAGTGTCCAGCTTCCTCTTTGCTAGGACCACAAGATAACAATAGAGTTTTACAGTAACTGAAATCATTTGTAGAGAGGTCGCCAGCACTATTGTACCTACCACGAACCAGATGAAAGTGGTGTATAACACTAGCGGACGGTGTGTTGCCCTACAGACATAAAGGGCATAAACCCCTAGTTTATTTTGGAAGGGACAGTTGGTGTCAACTGCATTTGAGTGTAGTCTTCTCTGTTGTCCGTCTGGGCATGTGAACGATACTTCCAGATCATTCACCCTTGTGAAACTGAACTGACACTCCTCTAGGCAATGTTTAACTTGAACTTCTCCCAGATGGGTACGTGCAGTTATAATCCCTTGACCATTCAGTTTAACCGCTGCACAAAGCTCCCCTTCACGACAGTCACCATCCGAGCTTACATTACAGGTTTTTTCACCGTCAAAGGCATGATGGTACGGCTTACATTGGACGTGCGTCTTTACTGATCCCACCCTGTAGCAACCAAACTCTTGACCAAGCGGCAAGTGTGTTATGATGCTATCATTGCAGAATCCTATCTTAGCATTTGGGAAAGACTGGAACTCATTTGTTGGAGCATACTTGTCAATTTTCACTAAGTGGCTACCTGAATGGCACCGAATGTCTTCCCTCCCAGGCAGTCTTCTCCTTCTCTCTATAGCCAGTAACTTTCTCCTGCCTGCAGTCTGAGGTTCACCAAGATCAATTGTGACCTTAGTCTTCTCAGCAAACCATGTCCCTTTGAGCGATGTGGGGTTTCCTTTCTTCAATCCACATAGTGTTATGGAGCTATCTGCCTTTAGATATTTCCTTTCAATGACAAGGTGCACAACAGGATGAGACCTACCCCCCCAGTTGTTCTCCATGCAAGCAACTGGATTTTGAGGGTAAAAAAAGAGGCAGTTCTCTATTTGCTCGTGGATGACAAGGTTCTTGTAAGTGAAACCAAAGTGTCTAGTGAAGTATGCAATTATGATAACAGGGAGCTCCATTATATTGATTATTTTGATATTGTCATAATTAGTTATCCTGTCAATAGAAACATGCTCTGTTAATCCTTTGCACTGAGTTTCGATGTCGCACTTGTGGTGAATAGAAACAGTTGTTCCCTTAAGAGTCTTGTTGTAATAATGTCCGAAGTAGGTGCATAGGGTCAGTACAGATCTGTTGGTTAAATTTTGAAACACTGTAATTGATTCCAGCTTATCTATGTTGATTCTTTCAAAGCGTGTGAATCGGCTTAATTTCCCTGTTACCATAACGTCCTCCTCTTGCTCTTCATTATAAGCAAAGCTTTCTAGCTTGGGCAACATGAGTCTAGTTCTCTGCATACTTCTGTAAGGCGATTCTTCCTCTAACTGTTCCAAGTCCAAGCTGTCAATTTCCATGTTGAGCACTGCCTCTTCAAGTTGCTCTTTTGCTAGTTGCAAATTACCTGAAATCTCTCTTTTCAGAACAACTCTGTTGCCGTTGACATCGAGACGTGCAGTCAACCTCTCGGCCCTCCGCTTTCCTCCCTTTACACGAATCCTGGCCCCGGGGTCTGGTGTTGGCGACAGACCTCGTTGTTGTCCAATGGTGCCGGAGGCCTGTGAGCTAACTAGAAGCGGTTGGGTGGCGGAGGGATCTACTCCACTTTCACTTCTAGATGTCTTGGTGGTAATATTATTTGATCTGGTAGTTGCTGAGGTCTGGTTGATTTGGGGTATTTGAGTTGTGTCCATGCCCTTAGAAGTTGTATCTCCCTCTGTAGATCCAGTTGTATTACTGACAACCTCTGCAGTTGTAGTTTCTGTGACATTATTGTCAGCAGTGATAGCAACAACAAGCATGATAACAAAGAACAGACAAGAAGTAGCAGTGTATCTACTTCCATGATAAGTTTCCATCTCTCAAGAATTACGGGTAGCCGCAAGTCTTTCTTTGAGA